ATAAATCTTTAAAGTGATATAATATATTATGACATTTGAAGAATTACAACATGAAGCAAGAGAAGACCTTGCAATTCTAGACCAAGAAAGACTTGATCAGGAGTCTTTTAAAAATCAAAACATAAAACCCAAGTGGTTAGAATATAGATCGAAGTACGAGCACCTTCTTATAATGAGAAGAGCAGAGCATCAAAAGCTGTATCGTGCTAAATGGGAGTATTATGGCGGTAAGTCAGATGCAAAGGTGTATGTTGCAAAACCATTTGATTTAAAGGTATTGAAAACTGATCTTCAAATGTATATCAATTCTGATGATGAAATTTTAGAGCTACAGGGTAAAATTAGTTATTACGAAAGTATCATTAGGTATATTGATGGTGTTATCAAATCTATTGATAATCGTGGATGGGATATTCGTAACGCAACAGAGTGGAAGAAGTTTGAAGCTGGAATGGTATAATATTTAAAAATGAAAATATCTAAAAAAAATGAAGTTTATTTAATATTAGAAGATTTAGAACCACATGAATCAGCAGAATTATCATCGTTCTTTACCTTTGAAGTGCCTGGTGCAAGATTTATGCCTAGTGTTCGTAATCGTATGTGGGACGGAAAAATACGATTATTTAGTCCAAGATCAGGTGAAATATACGTTGGATTGCTATCTTACATAAAGGAGTTTTGTGTAAGGAATAAAATAAAATATATAATAGAAGAAGGAGTAGAAGATGGTAGGAATGTTATACGTAAGGTGGTTAGAGGCTTCATCGAAAGCCTCAAACCTAAATCTAAAGGAAAATTGCTTAAAGTTAGAAACTATCAAATTGATGCGGTACGGCATGCTATTTCCACAAATCGTTCTCTTATTGTTAGTCCTACTGCTTCTGGTAAGTCATTAATAATATATTTCCTTGTTCGTTATTATCAAATGGCGGGACATAAAATTTTAATTCTTGTTCCCACTACATCACTTGTGGAACAAATGTATTCTGATTTTCAGGATTATGGTTGGAGTTCAGATACGCATTGTCAGAAGATTTATCAAGGACATGACAGAAAAGTAATTAAGGATGTAGTTATATCTACTTGGCAGTCTATCTACAAGATGCCTAAATCATATTTTGCGAATTTTGGTTGTGTGATTGGAGATGAGGCACACCTGTTTAAAGCAAAATCTCTTACAGGAATTATGACAAAACTACATCAATGTAAGTATCGGTTTGGGTTTACAGGAACTTTGGATGATACACAAATACATCAGCTTGTATTGGAGGGATTGTTCGGCCCAGTAAGAAAGGTAATAACCACAAAAGAATTAATGGATAAAAAGACCCTTGCTAATTTGAAAATAAAGTGTATAATATTAAAACATCCATTAATAAAAAATAAAATGACGTATGTAGAAGAACTACAATACATCGTAGGGAATGATCAGAGAAATAATTTTATTACTAATTTATTAACACACCTATCTGGTAATACTTTATGTCTATTTCAGTTAGTTGAGAAGCATGGTAAAATTTTATATGATAAAGTAAAGGAGAGAGATAATGTTGGAGCCAATACATTCTTTGTATACGGAGCAACAAACACAAAAGAAAGAGAAGAAATACGAGCAATCGTTGATAAAGAAAAAAGTTCAATCACCATTGCGAGCTATGGCACTTTTAGCACTGGTATTAATATCCGCAATATTAATAACATCGTGCTCGCAAGTCCGAGTAAATCAAAAATACGAGTCTTGCAATCTATTGGGAGAGGATTGCGTATATCATCAAATAAGGATTCCATTTTAGTGTTTGATATTGCAGATGATATATCATATAAGGAAAGACGCAATTTTACCCTTATGCACTTTTCTGAACGACTAAATATCTACAACAAGGAACAATTCGATTACGAAATTAGTAAGGTAAAATTAAAATGAATACCTCTCCATGTAAAATAGTTAAATTATCAAATGGCGAAGATATCATTTGTACAATTGAAAATAATGAGTCTGGAAAGGAATGTAAGGTTAGTTATCCACTATTAATGCAAATTATCCCTCAACACACATCTAAAGGGTTTGTAGAATCATTACGCCTTAGTAAATGGGTTCAACCATTTACAGATAGTTCATTTTTTGAAATTAAAAGTAATAACATCATTTTGGTGGCTGATGCATCACCAGATTTGTGTAGATATTACGATCACGTTTTAGAAAAAATGGATGAAGATGATGCCCATGAAATTGTTCAACATAATGAATTTGAAGAAGATGATTTTTTGGAAGATGACGGTGAATTATCTACAAAACTAGCTACGAGATCAGATTCTATTCATTAATCAATTCCTTACATAGTCTATTATATCAACATTTTTGGGTATGTCAAGTCTCTTTTAAAAATATTATGTCCCTTGACATTTTATTGTCTATAGTGTATTCTTTAAGTACTATAAAAAATAAGGAGAATACTTTTTGATAAAAAGAAAAAAACCCCATTATGTAGATAATAAAAAGTTTTTACAAGCTATGGTTGATTGGAAATCAACTTGTGAAAAAGCAGATGAGCAATTACCTGTAACTGATTATATTGGAGAATGTTTTCTAAAGATAGCAACACATCTATCTTACCGTCCCAATTTTATTAATTACACATATAGAGATGAGATGATTGCTGATGGTATTGAGAACTGCTTACAATATGTTAGCAATTTTAATGCAGAAAAATCAAAAAATCCCTTCGCATACTTTACTCAAATTATATACTATGCTTTTTTAAGAAGAATTGCAAAAGAAAAGAAACAAACCCACATAAGAAATAAAATGATAGAAAAAGGTCACTATGAATCTTGGACTACGATGGAAGGTGATGATACATCTTATACTGTAGGTGGTTTTGATCCAAATGTAATGCTTCCTGATGAAGATGTATATAGGCCGAAGAAGAAAATAGTAGAGAAAAGTAAAGGGTTAGAAAATTTTATGAAAGATAAAGATTGAAAATAGCAATTATAACAGATACTCACTTTGGCGCTAGAAATGACAATCATAACTTCAATGATTATTTCTACAAATTCTATGAGAACGTATTTTTCCCCACGTTAAAAGAGCGTGGGATTACTACATGTGTTCATATGGGAGATGTAGTTGATCGTCGTAAGTATATAAGCTATCGTATTGCTCATGATTTTCGTGAGAGGTTTATAGGAAAGTTTCAAGAGCTTGGAATTGATTTTCATATTGTAATAGGTAATCACGATACTTATTACAAGAATACTAATAAAGTTAATTCTATGGAAGAACTTGTAGGTACAGATAGATTTAAAATATACGTTAAACCCGAAGTTGTAGAATTTGATGATGTGCCTATACTTTTGGTGCCGTGGATTAATGATAATAATTATGATGAATCTATGAAAGCCTTGGCCAAATCAAAGGCAGATATTTTGATGGGCCATTTAGAAGTAAATGGTTTTATGATGAACGTCGATACAGTAGTTGCTACTGATGGTTGGGATAAAAAATTATTTAAACGATTTGATGTTGTATTCAGTGGACATTTTCATCACAAATCTGATGATGGTCAGATTTTTTATTTAGGAGCTCCTTATGAAATTTATTGGAATGATTTTAACGATCCAAGAGGATTTCATATCTTTGATACTGCAACGAGAGAGTTGGAACGTATTGTAAACCCCTACACAATATATAAAAAGATTTACTATGATGATATAGAAAATGATTATACCAAGCATGATGTTTCTCAATACAAAGAGCATTATGTTAAACTTATTGTAGTGAATAAGAAAGATTTGTATAAATTTGACATGTTTGTTGATAGGTTGTTGATGGCTGATGCTTTTGATGTAAAGATTATTGAAGATTTTTCTGAACTGGATGCAAGCAATGTTTCTGACGATATTGTGGAAAACACAGAAGATACGATGACGTTGTTAGAGAAATACATTAATGAACTAGATGTTACTTTGGATAAAAATAGACTCAAGAATACCATGAAAGCCCTGTATAATGAAGCACAGGATTTGGAACTTTGATAATCTTTAAAACAGTTAGGTGGCGTAATTTTCTATCAACCGGCAACAACTTCATAGAAATTCAATTAAATAGAAACCCAACAACACTTATCATAGGAGAAAATGGAGCAGGGAAGTCTACTGTTCTTGATGCTTTATGTTTTGGATTGTTTGGTAGGCCCTTCCGTAATATCAATAAACCTCAATTATTAAACTCTATCAACAACAGAAATTGTGTTGTGGAGATTGAGTTTCAAATTGGTTCCAAAAAATTAAAGGTAATTCGTGGGATCAAGCCCAATGTTTTTGAGATTTACATTAACGGTAAGATGTATAATCAGGATGCAAATGTAAGAGATTACCAAAAATATCTTGAACAACAGATTTTAAAATTAAATTATCGAAGTTTTTCTCAGGTTGTTATTCTTGGTTCTTCTACGTTTATCCCGTTTATGCAATTAAGAGCTAGACATCGTAGGGAAGTGGTTGAAGAGATTTTGGATATACAGATTTTTTCCTTGATGAATATGCTTCTTAAAATGAAACTAAGAGATATTGCTAATGATATAAAAAACACAGAATATCAATATGAACTAACAAGAGAAAAAATTGCTCTTCATAAAAAATATATTGAAGACATGAAAAAGAACAAGAAGGAATTTATAAATGAAAAATCTTCACTACTAGCAAGTAATGAGGAAGAAATATTCAAGAAGAAGTCAGACATTAACTCTCATTTGAATAACAATAAAAAACTTTTACTTCAAATTAGTGATAACGATAAAGTAATAAAAACCCACATCAAACTAAAGGACATAAGAAGTACCTTGAGAGAGAAAAAAAAGAACAACGCTGGTATGGTTGAATTTTTTGAAGGTAATGCTGATTGTCCTACTTGTGAACAACATATTGATGAAAATTTCAAAGAGAATATGATTAGAAAATATCAGGAAGAGGTAAATAAATTTATAGATGCATTGATTGAACTTAAAGAGATGTTATTAAAATCCAATAAACGACAAGATATTATATCTGAAATTGCAAAGACCATTAGAGAGAATGAGGTACACGTTGCAAAAGAAAATAGTTCTATAACCCAGCTGGAAAAATTCAATTCTACCTTACAATTAGAAATTGATCAATTACAGTCCGGGGCTATATCAAAACCTGATTATGATAAATTGAAAAAATTAGAATTAAAAATGGTGGATGTAGAAAAACAAAAGAGAGAGTTAAAAGAGGATCAAACATATTCTGAAGCTGTAAGGAATATGTTACAGGATACAGGTATTAAAACCAAAATCATAAAACAATATCTACCAGTTATGAACAAACTGATAAATACTTATCTAACTGCTATGGAGTTTTACGTTAACTTCACTCTTGATGAAAGTTTTACTGAAACCATTAAGTCAAGATATCGTGATGAATTTACTTATGACTCCTTTAGTGAAGGGGAGAAGATGAGAATTGATCTGGCACTTCTATTTACATGGCGTGCTATTGCAAAGATGAAGAATAGTACAAACACTAATTTGTTAATGTTGGATGAAATTTTCGATAGTTCTCTTGACAGCACAGGAACAGATGAGTTTTTGAAAATTCTGAATACTCTTGGTGGTGAGAATGTATTTGTGATTAGCCACAAACAAGATGCTCTTTCTGATAAGTTCAAGAGTACAATTAAATTTGAAAAGACAAAAAACTTTAGTCATGTTGTTTAATGATGATTGCTTAGGTACACAGGGAGGTTTTATAAATGATTAAAAATATAACTAAACTAATTCCACATCTATTAGCTTTTTGTCTTATATCAGTAATCACAAGTTCAAGTATTAAAGCTAACACACAATCTGCAATTGGAATTGCAGCTATGACCGTTAATCTTGTTACAGGCACTGTTGAAACTGAAACTAAAGTTGTTAATGTTAATGATCAAATTTTTAAACAAGAGATAATTGAAACCAATTCCGTTAGCAGTACTCAAATTTTATTTATGGATGAAACCGTTTTGTCAATTGGTCCAGATTCACGATTAATTATGGATGAAATGGTTTATGATCCCAATTCTAATACAGGTAAATTTGTTGTGACCGCTGCGAGGGGATTGTTTACGTTTGTTACTGGTTCGTTAGAATCAGAATCCTATGAGATTAATACCCCTACTGCTACGATTGGAGTAAGAGGCACTAAGTTTGACTTGTTTGTTTCTCGTAAAGGTGCCTCTACTGTTATTTTGAGAAGCGGCGCAGTTGACATGAAAAATATTAGGAGTGGTGCAACAAGACGTATTGCTACAGTTGGTTTAGCTACAAGTATAGTTACACAGAAAAGTGAACCAACACCACCAGCGCCACCATCTTTTGAACTTGAAGAAGTTTTAAAACCTCTTGCAAATCCGGTACTGTTACAGGGATTAACTCCCGAAACAGTCGATTTCGTAAGAGAAGATGTCGAGGAGAAAAGCAATAAAAAAAGAGAAAAGGCACTGAAAAGACAGGAGAAAAGAGAAAAAGCAGCAGAGAAACGTAAGAAGCAAAAAGAGAAAAAGGCAGAGAACCGTAAGAAAAAGAAAGAAAAGAAAGCTGCTAAGCGCAAGAAAAAGAAAGAAAAGAAAGCTGCTAAACGCAAGAAAAAGAAAGAAAAGAAAGCTGCTAAACGCCAGAAAAGAATTGAAAAA